CTGTAATCTTCACTATCAATTAGTGTTTTAGCTTTACGACCAAACCTTACAGCAAGTTCACCTGTGTGAGTTGCTTGAATGATCTTTAATTTTGGATTACGGCCCACCATCCATGCTGGTAACAAGTAAGAAGCAAACTCTGACTTTGTATGTCTAGGTGGCATGTTTACTATTAGCCGGTTAATTTTTTTATTTGCCAGGTCATTAAATTTTTTAGCAATGACTCTGTGATGAGCACCTTCTATAAACTCAGGCCAAACAGCCTTTGTAAAAGACATAAAGTCGTCTTTTGCTTTTCGCTGAATCTTTTTTTCAGCATGCATAACTTTAAATCGTCTATACTGAGCACGGATATCGGAAGGTAGTTTATTTATATCTATATTTTGTTTCATAAAAAATTTTTTCAAATTTTTTGCACCTTTTTAACAGTGAAGATGTTTTTTACCACCCTTATCTGTCTAAATCAAGCAATACAACCTGAAGTAGTGGGACCCCTTTTTTATTTAAAGGGTATCGACTTATTTAAAAGAAAAACAAACCCAATCGGGTTTGGTACCTCTATTGATATGTGATTTGTGTGTGTAGGCGCGTTAGCGCCTACACAAAGAGAGTTAGTCTAGTAAGACCATGTATGCAGCAGCATTTAATCTGCTGAATTTATCTAAGCCTTTTTGTACAGCTTTCCATTGCTCGGTTTCTTCTGCGTGTTTAATTAAATGATAAAGAGCAAACTCTTCTTCACTTAACATTGCAGACTCACCAGAGTATGGGTTTGTTGCTTTCATATTTCTAATTGTCATATGGGATAATCCTACTCTATTTCTGTTCTGTTGTCAACCCTATTAATTGAATTAGTTTTATAGGTCCCACCATTCCAACCCTCGTGAGTCGTGGTCTTTTTTTCGTAACCCTCAGTTACTCGTCTATGTCTGATAAACTCGATCGGTCGACCTTGTTCAATGTTTTCCATATTAATTGATAACCAATCAAACTTACATCTTTGAGAGCAAAAGTATTTATCTGAATTGTTAAAATAATAATAGCCACTAGTTTGTTTATTCATATCTGTATATGCATAGCGCCCACGAATTATGCCTTTAGATTTTAGAAATCTATCTGATGTGGGGATTGTATGGCAATCTGGTCCTTGGCAAAAATGTTTGTTAGGCATTATCTACCCCTCGCCATTTCTAAAACACAGATTACAATTATAAACATAAATAAAACTTTAATTTCTATTGGCATTTTGTTTTTCCCTCTCTTTTGCATTATTAAATGCTTGCTCTAATTTAAATAGTTTTATTTCAGCCTGTCTTTCAAAATGAATTGCTACTAAAAATAAAACAAAACCACCAACAATAATTCCTACACCTATGTATAGGACTAGATTATAATCTATCATTAAAATCTCACTTTCCACGACCTTGTCGCGTGTCTAAAATTTTCTGCGTCCATATCCCAATATGTGAAAATTGCTTTGCCAGATTTATCTGTCCAATATCTGCAACCCTCAACCCATTTACCTAAACGAGTAATATGTTTTTTATGTTTGTCTGCGTAGTATGTTATCGTAAATTGTTTGTTGTTTTCCATTTTATATCTTTCTGTTAATTAAGGTTATCCTATCATAAGTAGGATAACCTTGTCAATAGCTTAATTGAGTTTTTGTTGTGCCTCATATTCTTTTCTAATTGCTATTTTCTGCTCTCTTGTCATAGTAGTATTTTTCATGCCTTTAATCATACTAGCCAAATTCACAGGATTATAAATTGTCAATCCTGTTGAATTACATCTTACAAGTTCAGCCTCATCAATTTCAATGCCAAGTTCTTTCATCAACTCAACACCCTCGCTTAAATACCTGTATGCTTTCAATCCTGTTTTCATAGCTTGTTTTTGTTTCTCAATGCTATCAATCCATTTTTGATGACAAGTTATTACATTTGATTTAGCTTGTTTCAACATTTGAAAAACTTGAAACTCTTGTTTAGTACAGGCAATAGTTCTTGAACGACAATGTGATGTTCCAATAATATCTAAATAGAATTGACTATCAAACTCTTTTGAAATTCCAATGTTGTTATCATCATCAGAATTGTATCTTGAATAACTACTATATCCAAGTGCCTTATCATTTGCGTCAATGTGTTTAGTTTTATGTGGGTTATCATCTTTGCCATTTTGTTGTGCAAGTATATCTGGATTACACTCTTTTGCTTTTAGTTCTTCTCTTTTATAAGCATAAGCAAATTGTTTTCCTGTCGTGTCATTATACTCACTTGTTCCTGTACTACCAAATAAACCAAAATCAAAATGTTCAGATACATTTCTATCATCTTCATCTTCATTTTCTTCTAGTTCATCTTTTGCATAAGAGAAATAAAAGCATTTATCTTTAGCAACAACATCAAGTGGTTGTCCATACTTTGCTTTTAAACTTTTGCAAGTAGCAACATCTTCTTGGGGATATGCTCTACCCACTACAAGTTTAGCAAGTTCAAAAGCTTTTGGATACATCTTGTCAACAGTTTCCCTTGCACCAAAAAATGCCTCTCTCTCTTGGGTTATTTCTGTTTCTGCACTTTCAACATACCGATTTAAAATCTTATTTCTAAATTCGGTATTCATTCGTATTTTACTCATTTTTGCCTTTCTATTATTTGTTTGCATAAGGGACTATCCCACGAATTAAACTATTTGTCAATCCCTAAAAAAAATACAACCTGGAGTTGTGTAATGTTTATACTACTAACCACCATCCCCAGCCACCGTCCAAGTATAATGGATAATCCTACTAATGTCAAGAAGTTTATTTAAATAAAGTTGTTGATTATTATTTGTCCTATGTTATAAATGATATTCAGCCTCATTTGAGGATTTATCGCTGAAACAAAACTATAAATCCTAACGGGACCTACACCGGCAAAAGTAGGTAGGGTTATTGACTGGAACGAAACTGGGTTGCTCCGACACAAACACCAGTCCTGATCCCTGGTCCATTGAACTTACGCCCACCTGCGGGCCAGCGAAGTTCGAACTTTGTCAATGGACCAGGGATCAGTCAACGCGCCGCCGCCGCTAGAACACAGAGACTCTGGCGTTGGCTGGTCAGGTGATACAGCAATCCTGTTACAAAGTTAAATCTTTGGCTAAAATACTGGAGAGGCTTGAGGCGCAAGCTTCAAGCTTCAAGCTTGACAGCTGGTCCAGGATATGATAGGATGAATTTAGAAAGGATAAATTATGAACAATGAAACAGAAGACAGATCAATTAACCCGCTAATTAGAATAGCTAACGCCCTGGAAGAGATCCTTAGGCTGGTGAAGGAAGATCAAGAGAAATATGCATATTTTTATGAGAAGAAAAAGAATTAAACATAACGACTTAACACATTACTTCCTGCGGCCGCACTCAGAGCTGCCGCGGGCGTATCTTGCCAGCTGTGAAAAGTTCTTCAACACTTTCCACTCTGTAGATAATGAAAAATTCAAGCGGCAATCTTCAAGCGCCAAGCAAGACTTGACAAGCCCCAAGCTGTCTAGTACTAATAGGATAATAAAGGACATATGAAAGTTAAAGACGCAAAACTAATAACTGGCAGCATGACCCGGACAAGCAAAATGCCTGGCCTAAGTTACAGCCTGCCAGCGTGGGAATGCAAAACCGGCTCGAAGCTCCGGAAGATACCCGGCAGCGTATGCGCCAGCTGTTACGCGTTGAAGGGTAACTATACAAGATACCCGGCAATTAAACGCGCTCAATATGTAAGATTAAAATCATTACAAGACAGCCGCTGGATCGAAGCAATGACAGCGCAAGCCAAACGCCAGAAATTTTTTAGATGGCACGACGCCGGCGATGTACAGGACCTACAGCACCTGAATAAAATTTATGAAGTATGTAGACAAACACCAAGCACTAAGCACTGGATGCCAACCCGTGAAGCATGGATAAAGGACCATCTCGACAGCAAGCCTGACAATCTTGTTATCAGGTTCTCACCTCCAATGATTGGACAGCGTAATGATACCTGGCCCAACTCTTCAATGGTGGTGACTGAAGGCGCGAGCTGTCCGGCACCATCTCAGGGCGGTAAATGTGGTAGTTGTAGACAATGCTGGGATCCTGCTGTAAAAGTAGTTTCATACGGTAAACATTAAAATGTGGCATCACCCAAAATATTATAAAGAATTACGCAAGCGTAATAAGCTGGCAGAATCCCGCCAACCAGTAGTGGGCGGCCAGCAACAATCGGATCAGGCCATTAGCGAACAAGCTTCGACGGAAGTATCTAGCGTGCGCCCTGGTCCGGGCCTTAAAGTTTCAAGCGCCAAGCACCAAGCTTCAAGAAGTAACAAGCGTCAAGCCTCAAGCTTTAAAGCTTTCGAACCAACCTGTTCAATTGCCAAGCGGCAAGCATCCCAACCTGAGTAGCAAGCTTCAAGCTTCAAGCCTGAAGTTACAAGCTCATTGATCCGAGAACCATGGTACATGGATATTGGAGAAGTTTTAGAGGCACAAGGACCAAGGGCCTTGGCC